CCTAGGTAGAATTTGATTTAGCGTTTGACATTACGATAAATGGACTATATTATTCAAGAAAGAGAGGCGTGTATGTATGCAGACTTTGCGTGCACAACTTGAAAAACTTGGATTACGTGTTGTAAGCATCGAGACCTACGACGAGGAACAGTTTAAGCGATTACATCGACCAGTTGGGAAGATTGAGCTTTACAGTCTCGCCGATAGGGTTAATCGAGCATTTGCTCTTACTGGACGTGATGAACGAGTTAGTGAAGGAAAGTTTCGAAGCTGTTATAGGCCAGAGATGACGTTTCAGCCCTTGGTGAAATTTTGCGAAGGATCAAAATTCCAGCCTAGAGATAAGAAATTATTGACGGTTGCCGCAGAAAGAGTTGTGAAGAAATTTTGTCATGGTAAGGTGAAACCAATCTCTCTTGAGGAGTCGTATCAAAGACTACTTTCGGACAAGTACGACCATTTCGCAGGATTACCAACGCTAGGTAAGAAGGGCGATGATGAGCTTGCTCTGAAACGTGCTGAACAAGTTTGGAGGGGTAAGTGTCCCCCACCCGCCATTATTCTCCACCGTGGGAAGAATGTGACGGTTGTCAGGGTGGTTTGGGCTTTCCCTTTTGAACAGCATATTGTTGAGGGGGCGTTTTATTACGCTCTCTATGATCTCATTAAAACATCTCAGAGTATATACCCTGTGGGTGTGATTTCGGAACGTAGATATTTGATGAGGAAGTATTGTCAGAATGAAAGCTACAATACGAAATTCTCAATTGATTATTCTGGCTTTGATGCTAGTTTAACCACGCAAATGATCGGGATAGCGTTTTCGATTCTGGGTAGGATGTTAGATCTTACTCCTGTTGAACAAAAGAACTGGGAAAGGGTGCAAACCTATTTCACTACCTGTCCATTCCTGGCACCTGACGGCTTGGTGTATAAAGGCAGGAGGGGCGGAGTTCCATCCGGTTCCATGTTTACACAGCTTGTGGATAGTGTCTGCAATGCTCTAGCGATAGAGTATGCTATGCTCAGAGAAGGAATTCGAGACTTCAAGTACCTGGTTTATGGCGATGACTCTTGGACAATATTGAATATTGGAGAAGAACCTCAGAAATTTCTGCAGAAGATTGAATCCCACGTTAGGTCGTTGGGGTTGAGGATGAATGTTGATAAAACGGCATACGCAAAGCCGGATCAGACAATTGTATTTTGCGGTCATTATGACATAAGGCGCGGTCGTCCGCTGCAGGATGCCATTGATAAGATGTGTTATCCAGAAAGACCGTCCGTAGCGTATACAACCAGTAAGGGTATTTGTGAGAGGATAATGGCATACATTGCAGATGCAGACTCCTTAGAGCTGAATGCAGTGTTTCTTTCATTCTATTACAATAAGCCAGTGGAAGCTTTTATTAAACAGAGCCGATCCACTAACTTGCAGGAGATTATATCCCAGGAGGCCAAAGGGAGTAATCGAAGGCATTTGCCCGGAATTCTACAAGTTATCGATGCTGCACCTAGAGAGGCCAGCACACTGATGAAAATCAGGTCAGCGATTTAGTTCGCTGAGGGTTCGTCCCGGAC